GCAGATGAAGATACCATTCAAATAAGTCATCATATATACGAGCAAATAGAATATATAGATTTTGGAATGGATATAGAATTTACAAAAAAGGAAAATGTATTTTTGAAAAATATAGGGTCTGTACCAACATATAATATCAAATCATAATAATATAAAAATAAATTATTATAATATATAAATGAACATTTAATAATTTTATAATTTAGCAGCCTCTTCACAGTGTGTTCTCTCACTTTCATTAGAATTACTAATTTTAACTAAATAATCAATTGCGCCTTTCATTCCTTTCTCAAATAGTTGTTCGCGTGTTTGTTGATCATATAAAACCTTCTTCAAGTCATCTAAGCTCATTGGATATGTCTCAAATATTAATTCGTTTTTAATACAACCAGGTTCTGTCAAAAAACGAGCGCCAACAGAAAATACCATACTGGTAATAAAGTTAACAATAAAATCTAAAAGAGTTGACTCAATTTTTATCATATTGTCCCCTCCTTTTATATAAAAATTATTAATACCAAAGATTATTTCTGGATCTTCTACATCATCTAGGCAATTCTTCAATGGATAATTGATAACTACTCCTCCGTCAACGTAGCATTTGTCTTCTATGAAAACTGGGCATATAATCCCAGGAATAGCAGAAGACATTTGAATTGCAGTTAAAATTGGTAAGTCCGGAAATGTTTTATAATTAATATCAACAATTTCAAATGCATTGGATTCTAATGTGAAAAAATGCATATCTTTTTTAGTGGCATCGTAAAATTGAGACATAGTAAAATCTAATGGCCATTCTTTTATAGCAAAGAAAGGTTTGAACACAATTTCAATTACACTTCTATCAAGGAGACCTTTTTTAGAATAAGCATCAAAGAACATATTAGGTGTAATCTGGATTGCTTCGTGCCAAGGACGTTTAATAATATAATCAGTAATCATTGGCCATTCAAATCCAAATGCAATAAATGTTGCTAAAAATGTACCAACCGATGTTGCATAAATGCTTTCTATATCTTCTTTATTCCAAAAATTTTGTTCTTCTAAGTATTGCAATGCACCTAATGAAACAATTCCAGTAGGTCCTCCTCCTGGAATCACCAAATGCTTTATCTTTTTTAAAGGAGGTTGAGGTTTAGATTCTATTTCTATTCCTTTTAATGATTCTTCTAGTTTTTCTGATTTTTCTGATTTTTCTAGTTCTCTGGATTCATCCATTTAATTAAATTAATTACATTATTTTTATTTTGTTTTTTTCTAATATATTAACAATGGCCAATATCTTTACATTAGAAAATGTTGCAGACTTTTCCGAAAAATTAAACATTGATGATCTTTATGAAAAGAAGAGGCAACATGATCTAAATCAGTTAGCCCTTTTCAATAAAATTTTGAACCGTGTACACGTAAGGATTAAGACAGTGTCTAGGCAAAAAATAGATGAGCAATTTTGCTGGTTCGTTGTCCCTGAAATAATGATCGGCGTCCCAAAATTTGACCAAGGTGCTTGTATCGCTTATTTAATGGATAAGCTCACCGAAAATGGTTTCGCAGTTCGTTATACACATCCAAATGCATTGTTCATATGTTGGAATCAATGGGTGCCGTCTTATGTGAGAACCGAACTTAAGAAGAAAACAGGCATTGTTGTGGATCAATATGGCAAGAAGGTTGTTGAGCATAGTGAATATGAAAACGAACCTAGACTAAAAATCGGAAATGGACCAAATGCATCTTTTGAAGATATGATGTTTAAGAAGAAGGAACCAAATGGTCAAGGCCAGGGTCAAAAGCCACAGAAGAAGTTCACTCCAATTAATTCTTATAAGCCTCAAGGTGCGTTGATTTATAATGAAGACCTGTTGAATTCTTTAGAAGACAAGTTCACTTAATTTTTTGTTATTATAATATATAAGATGGCAGCTTATATTCCTCCTGAATTTGATCCTAAAAAATTCAATTATCAATCAAAAGGACCTGTAGAAGACTACAATACTGCAGTAAAAACAGCAAGAGCAACAAAAATTGCAGACAGTACTAATTTCGCAAAGCAACAAGATCTTGCTGAAAGGTTTCGTCTACAACCTGAAGCAACATATCGTGCCACGATGTATCCGGAAGTTGTAAACGCTGCAGATACACTTTATTCAAGACAACAACAAGCAATGCGCGGTGATTATAAAAATGTTTATTTAAAAGGATTGTATGGTGAATCTGGGACTGGAGTCGGTCCAGGATTTCCAGCATCAGGAAGAGGAGGAAGACTTCACAGGAAGAAAACTACCACCAAAAGACGCTACAAGAAGAAGGGAGGATCCAAGAAAAATCATAAAAAACGTACTCGTACACAACGTAGGCGCTAGATTCTGTTACCATATTAACGTCTCATATAAAGACATCATATCATTTTATTGACACCATAATTGCTCTCAATAAAATCACCCATTTTGCCCCAAAGGTCGCCTCTCAATTTTGCTACATAAATGGTCTCAAGGTTTCAATCCATATTTATCATTCTTATCTGGAAAATGCAGTAAATACCTTAGAAAGTCAGGCAGATTCAAAAAAACTCAAGTTTTTCGATCCCAAAAGTCTTTTCGAAAATCGTTTTTGGACATCGAAAAAATGTCCAATTTTCAATAGGTCCTTCCTAACCTAAAAAAAGGTACTAAAAATCAACTTGTGAGCATAATGCTCTAAAAACCGATTTTCTCATTGAAAAAACTGTGAACATAATTTTTTCATTTTTTAATAAAAGGGCTTAAAAATTTCTGTCCTTTAGGTATAGTGTTGAAAAATGTTGAAAACGTCAACAAATGAAAATTGCCTAGGCGTTGATTTAGAAGAAACCTCAAAAACTGTGACCAAACTTGGTAAGGTGAATCTCATCCCCATAAGCGTTTCCTGGAAACATCAACAAAACCCCCCTTCTGGCCCACAAACGTCAACGGAAACCAAACCATACAAAAATTCTTGTGTTTGTGGTCGTAAATATGCAAACCGTTCTGGTCTGTGGAAGCACGTGAAGATATGTGGAAACCAAGAGCATAAAACTGTTGACAACGTCCAGGAAACGGAAACGGAAACGGAAACAGGCCATCCAACCCAAGCCCCAAAAAAACAAACCCCCAAAAATTTTGATTGTATTTGTGGAAAAAAATATAAAGAAAGAACTGGACTGTGGAAACATCAGAAAACTTGTAGTTGGGTTGAAGAACCAGCTAAACCTTTAGAAAAAATAAGTGAAAATAATGCAATGTTTGTTATGGAAATAATAAAACAGAACCAAGATTTTATTCATAAGCTTGTTATGGATCAGACTAGTAAAATGATGGAAATAGTGAAAGAATCATCTCATACCAATATTACAAATAACAACAATAATACTAATAATTTCAATATTAATATGTTTTTGAATGAAAAGTGCAGTAATGCAATGAATATTATGGATTTTGTGAATTCTCTCCCACTTCAATTGGACGATCTGGATAATACCGCAAATGTTGGATATGTAAATGGCATATCTAATATTTTTCTTAGGGGTCTCAATGAATTAGATATTTATCAAAGACCGATTCATTGTAGCGATTTAAAGAGAGAAACAATTTATATTAAAGACAACAATGTTTGGGAAAAAGATGAAAACAAAGGGAAGGTAAAAAAAACAATTCAATATATTACACAAAAAAACTTGAAACAGTTGAATGATTGGGTCAAAGAAAATCCTGAATCTAAAGATATTACAACAAAAAAACACGACCATTATATGAAAATACTTAGCAAATGTACTGGTGGAATTGACGATGAAGAAAATGAGAAATTTTTTGGAAAAATTATAAAAAATGTATCAAAAGAGGTATATATTGATAAAAATGATAAATGATTTTATAAACATATATTAAGAAGAATGCCCAATGTAAAATCATTAAAAAGAGACCATCATACAAAATATAACAAGTCTCTCAAAAAACATAATAGTGGAGACAAAACTTCTTATAAAAAAGGGAAAAATAAAGCTAAAAAATCAAAAGATAAAAGCAAAAAAGAAAAAGAATGTAAACTAGCTTTTAGTAAATTTGAAGGATCAATGCATAACCCAAAATATGATATGCCTATTGAAGATGACCTTATTAAATTACTCAATACACCTTTTGCTCCAAAAACAGTCCAGCCAACAAATGACTATTACACATATATTAATGATGAATGGATTAAAAAAACCGCAAAAGAATTAAACCCTCAACAAGGAAAGTTTTATGTTCAAGTGGATGATTTCAGAATTTCTCAAGAAAAAGTATATTATGAATTAATTGATATTATAAAAAAATATACCAAAAAAGTTAAATCAAAGAGATCAACTCTTATTGGAAATGTATACAAATCATTTATATCATTGGATCCAAATAAACGCAAAATGCACGTAGCAAATTATGTCAGATTTTTGGATCAAAATATTAAAGCAGGTAGGCTTTGGGAATTCTTGGGTTATTTAAATAAAAATGAAATTATTTCTTGGGGATCCCCAATTTTCTGGAGTATTCTCCCAGATGAAAAGAATTCCAAAATATATAGCAGTTATATTTATGCAGCGGATTTGTCATTGTACGATTGGCAACTCTATGATCCAGATGATGGTCAAACAGCAGAATATATTAAATACAAAAATGTAGTAAAATCCAGATTTTTCAAATACATAAAGGATATTTTTGATGCTTGTCTTCCAGATGAAGATCACGACCCTCAAGATGTGTTTGATGTTGAAAACCAAATTTTGGATGCAATGAACTGTAGTGATAAAAAGATCAAAGATGCAAATGATAATTACAATAAAGTATCTGCAAAAGATGCTTTAGAAAAATACGGCTTTGATTGGGCTACATTTTCAAGTAAACTAGGGTTTAAGAAGACACCACAATATTTTATAACAAATAGTCTTAATTACTTGAAATGTATTTCTGAATTGTTAGAAAAAGAATGGACTACCAAAAAGTGGCGTACTTATTGGCTATATATTTTCTTACGTCAGATCATTCGTTTTGATAAAAATTTAAGAGACATTTATTTCCAGTTTCAAGGAGTTTTTTTGAAGGGTTTTACAAAAAAAATGCCATCTGAATTATATCCAATCTTTGGTCTTTCTGCTACATTCAACACATTTTTGACAGAAGAATATGTTAGACATAATTGGAACCAACAGCATATTGACTATGTTGAAAATATGGCAGATGATTTACTTACTGTTTTCAAGCGCATTATTGGTAGAAATACTTGGTTAACGCCGAAGTCCAAGGCATTCGCTCTAAAGAAGTTGGATTATATGAATTTGGTCATTGGTCAACCAGGTAAGTTGCGTTATGATCCTCTTCTTAATTACACAGCAGATGATCCTTGGGGAAATATGGAAAAGCTCGTTTACTGGAAAGTGGATAAATATGTGAATTTAGCAGGTCACGAAGTGATTGATATTCCTCAAGTAGATTGGAATGAGTTCAAGTTAGTGGGTACACAAGCCTATATTGTAAATGCATTCTATCAAATGGATAAGAACGAGATCTATATTCCTTTAGCATATTTACAGAAGCCCTTCATAGATTTAGAAGAACGCGGTATTGAATATAATTTAGCGCGTGTTGGATATACATTGGCCCACGAAATGTCACATGGGTTGGATGATTTAGGAAGTAAATGCGATCATTTAGGAAACTTGTATGACTGGTGGTCGCCAACAGATAAAAAGAAGTATCAAGAAATTATTAAAGATATTGTAGAGCAATATGAAGATGCTGCGTCTAAGGATGGTATTCATTTTGACGCAAGTATTGCCACTGGTGAAAATATGGCAGACATTTCTGGTTTAGCAATTTGTGAGGAGTACTTAAGGGATTTTCAAGATAAGAATGAAGATATTGTTCCTATTCGTTCTCTCTCATTCCAAGCATTTTTCGTTTATTTTGCCATACAACAAAGACAACAGATCAGTGAAAACGCAATTAAGGCGCAATTAAAAACGAATCCCCATCCATTGGATAAATATAGGACAAATTGTCCATTGGCCAGGCTCAAATTATTTAGGAGTATTTATAATGTGAAAAAGGGAGATAATATGTGGTGGAAATCTACCAACACTGTTTGGAATTAAAAAATATTATTTTCTAGAATTTATATATAAATGGCTCGTCGTACTCGTCACCACAAGCGCGCTCACCACGCTCATAAGTCCAAGTCTGCTATGAAGGCTGTTTCTATGGCTAGACAAGCTGCTAGAACCGCCAAGGTTGCTGCAAAGAATGTATCCAAGGCCGCTCAACGCGCTGTCAAGGCTGCTCGTTCCCATTCTGTTGGTCAAGCCAAGCAAGCCACCCGCAGCATGAGGAAGGCTCTTCAGAAGACCGCGAAGGCTGGTCGCCAAGCTCAACAGGCTGCTCAGCGTGCTCAACAGGCCCAACGTCAGTAAATTTTCTACTTAAATATCTAGTAAATATTTTTTGAGCATTTAACTTAATTTATAATTGATTCTCATAATAAATTATAAATTAGAATTTAGAAAACTTCAGTTGGTTGTTTTTGATTAACAATGTCTTGTTGATATCTAATATCATTTGGAAGTTTTGCTTTTTCAAATTGTGGATCCCTCAATTCTTGTCTTTTCATTTGGTTCCCTTCCAGTTGGTTCCCTTCCATTTGGTTCCCTTCCAGTTGGTTCCCTTCCATTTGGTTCCCTTCCATTTGGTTCCCTTCCATTTGTTTCATTCTCATTTCTTCTTGTCCATGTAAATAAGTCAAATCTTCTTTCTTATTTTCAAGAGCACTAATTTGTTTTTCAACTAATTGAACAGATAATGACTCAACAATAGCCTTATATATATCAATCCCTTCATCATAGTCATTTTGACAAGTTAAATACAAATTTACGATTACTTCTCTCGCTTTAGCAATCAATCTGTTTAAGTCCTCCATACTTATTTCAGGATTTACACGAAAATATTTTTTTCCATTAATAGGATCTTTGTATACAACAAAAAGCGAATCAATAATTCTGAGAAGGATTTCTTGTTGTTCATTTACGAAAGATACCATTTTTCTTATATTTTCAGCATATTTTACAAATAATTCATCGCGATATGAACCTCTATATTCTCCTAATGGAATGGCAGATGCTTTTTTATCTTGAGATGCCATAGATTCTTTCTCTTTTTTCTTTTCTATCTCTCTTTCTCTTTCTTTCTCTCTTTCTTTTTCTTTTTCTTTTTCCTTTTCCAAAACAACTTTTAGTTGTTGATATTCTGGAATATGTCCATCACTTTTTAATTTTTTTAATTGAGATTCCATTTCCTGAATTTTTTGTTTTTGTTGTTGTGTTTTTTGAAATTGTAATTCTTCTTTTTGTTTTTCTGCCTCCCTTATTTTCTTACATATTTCACCCTTTTTATGATCTTTGACTTTAATATCACTGAAACTATGAAGACCAGGAGGTATAGTATCTTCATCTGAAAAACTTCTATAAAATCTTTCCAAATCACGTTGGTATTGTTCTTGCATTTCTGAACTTCTTCCTTTGAATTTACCTGTTTTGAAATCATAGTCATCATTATTATATAATTCTTCTAGTTGTGCAATTCCTGGTTGATTACCAAGGGTTTCTCCAGATTCAGAGTCTGAATCAGAATCAGAATCATTTTCTTTAGAAAACTTGCACAATTTTGGATTCACAACAATTTCATCTTCTATACTTGAGCTTGTATACTCTGCCTCTCCACTTAATGTAGAAGATTTTCTTTCTCTCTTTGAATCAATGTCGGTATTTCCTTTTAATTTATCAATATGTTTATTACATAAATTGAGTTTAGTAACCTTTACTACAGCACTTCTAGGAATGCTACTTTTTTCAAAAAAAGATTTTCTCACTTTATTGCCTAAGTAGTCAGTGTATTCATATTCAGGACTAATAGTAGTAACAATAGCCGCAAATAAATGTGCTATTTTAATATAAAACTTCGCAATTTCATTACAAATTGCTGTACGTTGTTCACCTGCTGGCATATTTAGACGATCAAAATCTTCTTTGCTTGTATAGTATACACGTTCTTTACTTGGAGACTCTGAAGAAGGTTTATCTACTTCAAATTCTTCATCCCTTTCATTTGTTGGTTCAGAATGATATTCTGACTCGCTATAATTTGAAGACCTTGTCTCAGGATTGTCAACTAGTTGTGCTGATTCAGGTTTAAAAGGTTGTGGATTTTCTGCAAATTCTTTTTCTTTTTCTTTTTCTTTTTCATTTCCTTTTTCATTTTCTTTTTCTCTTTCTCTTTCCTTTTGTTCTTTTGGTTCTTTGTCTTTATCTTTTTGATCTTTATTTTTTTCTTTTTCTTTTAGTTCTTTTTCTTTTTCAATATAGGGTACAAATTGAGTTGGTCTATTTTGCATATTTGGTTGGACTTGTTCTAATGGTTGGACTTGGACTTGTTCTAATGGTTGGACTTGGACTTGTCCTAATGGTTGGACTTGGACTTGTCCTAATGGTTGGACTTGGACTTGTCCTAATGGTTGGGCTTGGAATTCTCCTAATGGTTGGACTTGTCCGAATGGTTGGGTTTGGAGTTGTTCTAATGGCTGATTCGGATTAAGTTGTCTCTGCATTGACATTGGATCTATTGCAACTTGTGTGAATTCTGGTTTTTGTTCAATTACTGGTGCGATTTGTTGTCTTTCAAAATCTCTTTTATAAAGAGGATCTGCTTGATACAATGGGTATTGGCGTTCGTCGTCAGAATAAACCCAAGGGTATCTTTCAGAATATCTAGGGTCATCAGCTTCAACATAGTCATATGGATTATTATATAAAGATTGGCGATATCTAGTAGGTTCACCATATCTAGAATCTGCATATAACCCACGAATATTATAGTCAGGTATTCCGCGTCTATATAAACCAGGATCATCTCCAAGATCTAGGTCTCCATAACGGTAACGACTATCGTATTCATCATCTGGTCCACCTCCTCCTTCAGTTATTTTTTCTTTTGTTATGGTTCCTTCATTTACACGTTCAGAAACTTTGTCTACATCTAAATGTCCAAAATGTTTGTCAATTATATTAGATGTGAGCAAAACCAGTTTTTCACAATAAGATTTTTCATATAATTTTCTTAAACTATTGAAATCCATTGTCAATATGTAATGAGTCGCAAGAAAATCTAATTTATCTTCAAGCGGTAAGTTTTCAGGTATTGTATCAACTCCAGATTCATTATGACTTGTTAATGTGGATGTTTTGTTCCCCATATATGATAAATATATAAAATAAAATTGAATTAAAAACATATTAATATTATGAAAAGCACAATATAATGAGCCATCAACAACAAACCAGTAAAAAAAAGAAAGATCCTATTATCAATAAGAAAGAGTTATGGGGAATATTTGATATTGAAATTTGTAATACTGATCCCAACACTCCAAAAATTGGCCCATTGGAATGTATGTATCGTAACAGTGGAAATCGTGAATTTTGTGAAACTTGTGAGACATCTTTAGCGTTTTCAGAAGAGGGGTTTTTAACTTGCACAAATTCAAAATGCGGGATTATTTACAAAGATATTGTAGATCAGACTGCAGAGTGGCGATATTATGGTGCAGATGATAATCAAGGTAGCGATCCAACCAGATGTGGAATGCCTATCAATCCTCTTTTACAAGAATCATCTTTTGGTTGCAAGGTCTTGTGTAATGGTGGAACAAGTTATGAGATGCGCAAGATCAAGCGATACACCGAGTGGCAATCAATGCCATATAAGGAGAAATCGCAATATGACGAGTTTCAACGCATTACAATAATGGCTCAAAATGCGGGAATTCCGAAATGCATTATTGATGATGCTATCAGATATCACAAGAAAATTTCAGAATATGATCTCACATTTAGAGGAGATAATCGCGATGGAATATTAGCAGCATCTATTTATATTTCGTGCAGAATCAATAACTATCCTAGAACGGCCAAGGAAATTTCAACAATCTTTCATTTGGATGTGGCGAGTGCTACGCGTGGATGTAAAAATGCGCTTATTATTATTAATAATTTGGAGAAGGATATGGATAATAAAGAGAAGACGAATTTTGGGAGAACAAAACCAGAGGCATTTATTGAGCGTTATTGTAGTAAGCTGAATATCAATGGAGAGCTAACAAAATTATGTCATTTCATATCTATGAAAATAGAAAAAATGAACTATATGCCTGAAAATACACCTAATTCCATTGCAGCTGGAGTGGTTTATTTTATTTCACAAATATGCAAACTCAGTGTTGGGAAGCGAGATGTTAAGAATGTTAGCGAGATTAGCGAAGTTACAATTAATAAATGCTTCAAAAAAATAGAAAAGATTAAGGATATTCTAATGCCTCAAGCTATAATGAAGAAATATTCAGAATAACTTATAAATATTATTGTCATTATGTGTTAAATCAAATAAAATATAGTATCTTAGATAATAAGCACAAATTATGGAAATTCAAGAAAACAACGAGGTAGAAAAAGTTCCGTCTAAAGTATTTGTTGTTCCATATAGAGATCGTTATCATCATAAATTTTTTTTCTGTAGACAAATGGATTTTATTTTAAATAAAAAAAATGATTATTTGATTCTGTTTTCGCATCAGTATGATGACCGTAACTTTAATCGCGGAGCAATGAAGAATATTGGATTTATTGTTATCAAAGAAAAATATCCAAATGATTACAAAAATATTACATTTATTTTCAATGATGTGGATACCCTTCCTTTTTCTCAGATTTTTAATTATGAGACTGAAGAAGGAGTGGTAAAACATTATTATGGGTTTGAAGAGGCTCTTGGAGGAATTGTTGTTATTAAAGGTGCTGACTTTGAAAAAATCAATGGTTATCCAAATTTTTGGGGTTGGGGTATGGAAGATGCTTGTTTACAAAAGCGTTGTAACAAACGTCAACTAACAATAGATAGATCGCGATTTTACCCAATTGGCAGCCCTGAAATTTTACAATTGTTTGATGGTGTCTCGCGTTTGATTTCAAAAAAAGATCATACAAGAATGATGATGGACAATGGTCGTGATGGTATCAGGACAATACATAAATTAATTTATTCTATTGATAATGATTCACTCAATCCAGAGGATAATAACCACGTTGTTTTCAATCCTAGAATAAAATATGCAAATGTCACGCAGTTTCAGACATTAGTGAAATTTCAAAACGAGGAGTTTTTTGAATATGATTTGAGGGAACCTAAGGAAAATATTATTTATTCTCAAGATGCAGAAAGTACAAACAAAAGACGAATAAAAACAACCGAATGGAGAAATATACCTTATGTTCCTACATTTGAAGAGAAAATAATTCAACAGCAACAACAACAACAATTTAGCGGTAAAAATATGACGCCCTCAAATATTTATTCAAGAAATTATTCCAGGTTAATTGGCGCAAAACCACGTGCTACCGGAAGTGTTGCAATTGGTCTAGGTGGTGTAAGGTAATACATTCCAACCATTCAACTTAAAACTTTAGATATAAAAATATAAAGGTTAATCCTATATTTTTATATGTTCAAAACATTATTTAAATCAAACAATTATTTACAAAATATATTAAGAAATCAAATAAAAAATAATAAAAATAATTTAAACAAATACTTGAATACTCAAATAAATAAAGATACCAAAGAAACTATTGAACAATATATTTTAACAACACAAATATCTACTGTTATTGGAGCAACAGGAGGAATTATTATATATGGAGGAGATGCGTTATTGAGAAATGTAGAAAAAAATTTTTTGGTTCATTTTATTGAGACAATGAAAGGAAGTACAATAGGTTTTATCTATGGTTGTTGGGTCGGATTTTTCTGGCCAGTAACAGCGTCCGTTTTAATGATCAGATTTTTTGATGCATCTTTGAAAGTCCAACATAAATTTATGTGAATTTTACTATAAATCAATATAAAGTAAAATAAATATATAAAATATGGCACAACAAGAACCAAATCAAATACTAACACCAACGCAAATACCAACGTCAATCCCAGATAATCTGGGAGACTTCAAACACGTCTATTATATTAACTTGGAACACCGTACTGATCGTAAAGATCACGTAATTAAAGAGTTGGCAATCATAGGAATTAAATGTGCAACGCGATTCAATGCAATTCGCAATCAAAATGGTGCGATTGGTTGCACATTAAGTCATATCAAGGTATTACAAGATGCAAAGAAAAACGGTTTGCCATATATTATGATTGTTGAAGACGATATTCAATTCACAAAACCAGAATTATTCAAAAATCAACTTACTGGTTTAATAAGATCACGTGAATCATGGGATGTGATTTTAATTGCTGGTAACAATTTACCTCCCTACAGGAAAGTAAACGATTTTTGTGTGCAAGTTTCTCATTGTCAAACAACAACTGGTTATATTGTGAAAGCAGAATATTACGAGACTTTAATAAATAATATGAAGGAAGGTCTAATAAAACTTATGAAAGAAGCGCATAGGCATTTCTTATATGCAATTGATAAATATTGGTTCTTCTTACAACAACGAGATAAATGGCTTTTGATCACACCTCTAACTGTTGTTCAACGAGTGGATTACAGTGACATTGAACGAAGAATGACAAATTATCGCAATGTAATGATGGATCTGGATAAGTTTCATATGCTACAGAATCCATCTCCACATATTAAAGCAAAACATTTATAAATAACTCAAATCGTACATTTTTACACCTTTTCTCATTTAAAACGCCCATTTTATTAGGCAAAAAAATAAAAAAAATGTAAAATCAATAGTAGGAATTTCACCTACGATGGTCTTACTTTTTCATCTTCTTTGTTTTTACTTGAAGATGTGAAAGACGAAATTTGAAAACATAATGGTCGCTCTTGTTTATTTATCCAGGTTTCAGTTAATTTCATTATGTTTATGGAAGAATTAGCATCTCTGGTCCTAAATACGATTTTTTTGTTTTCGCAACTCACGCAGTTAGAACAGACCAATAACCTAAATACTTTCTTCCCTTCTTTATCTTTGTAATATTCCAAATCATTATTACAATCACAACATTTCTTACTTGTATTACATTCATTTATGGTAATTGTGTCATATTTTTTATGAATTAGTTTTCTCAATCCTTTATTCATAGTCGGCATAAAATGTTTCATTTGAGAAGACCTACTCCAATTACCATAACCAATAATTATGTTTTCACCAAAAGTTTCATTAATCTTATTCAGGAATGTATCTATGGATTTTTTACCATAACTATATTGTCTGAATTTCATTTTTCTCCATGTTTCTCTTTTGTAAAATTCTATAGTTTCTTTGTTTAATTTATCCTTTTCTACCAGATATATTTTAAATTTTTCATAATCAACTGATTTACTATTTTGAAATGATAATTCAGTTTCTTTTTGAATAATTTCATTTCTTTTTCTTTCAACTAATAATATTCGCTGGTTTGTTTTTGCTTTACTTTCTCTTTTTCTTTGCGGTGCTGTATATTGTAATTTATTCCCATTTTTATCCATCATATATACTAAACTACGTTTTCCAGGATCGCAACCTACTATATTTCTATCTTTCAAAGTATCTAATTGTTCTTTTGATAAATCCTCTATAGAATGAAACTCTTGTTCTTGTAAAGTAGGAACTTTTGAACCCCATTTTTTATCTTTCAAATCTTTTCTAATAAATAATAAACAACAACTAACTCCGTCCGTTTGGATCTGGTTATGAAACTGATAATGTTTATTTTTAAATATTTTATTTTTTAAATCCAAAAAGTTAGTCCAAACTTCTTGTTGGCTGTTCTTTACTTTACTTAATAATTCACCCTTTTTGACTTTATTACCATGTTTGTCTTTTTCAGGACAAAATAAATTTATAATAGAGGCTGTATCTAAAATAATATGTTTTGGAATAATATTATTTCTTAAGGGTAAAGGTTGGAATAATTTACTTTCTTGTTTTTCCAACACAGAATTCATATACAACATTCCTTTCAAATACTCAAAAGGTCTAACTTTAATGTCATAGTGAATTGATTTTTTAATGTCTACTGGTAAAATATTTGGTAGATGAGTTGTTTTCCATTCATTAAATTTTTCGTCAGTTTCTTTTAGTTCCATAACATTCTTTTTGAATTGAAATAATATTGCTTTATCTTCAGTAATTTCATTTGTAGTTTTATTGATAAATCGTAGAAAGTGTTGTATAAATCGTTCTTGTGTATTATTTGATAAAGAAGTATGAATTTGTGTTGCTAAATAAGGTAATAAAAA